ATTGCCCGGATGAAGCAGGAGACCGAGCAGATGCGATTGCAGCTCGGCCTGGTCGGCGCGACCAATGCCGAGCGCGACCAGCAAACGGCGATGCTGCAACAGCGTCAGCAACTCGGCCTTGGCTCCAATGACGTGGCGAGCGAGGAGCAACAGAAAGCCATCAACCTGTCCGGCCAGAACGCCGGCTTGCGCACCCAGGTGGAGCAGACGCGGGCAGCCTATGCTGAGCTTGAGCAGACCGGCGAGCGGGTATTCGATACCTTCGAGAAAGCGATGACTGAGCCGCTGCGCCAAGGGGAGACGGCTGCCGATCGGTTTAAGCAAACCATGATCTCCGTGCTTGCCGATATCGAAAAGGAACTGTTGAAGCTCGCCGTGATCAACCCGCTGATGAACGCGCTGTTCGGCGGCAATCATCGGCCGGAGTTGGGCGACGTCGGCGGCCTGCTGGGCGGTCTTCTTGGCGGCAAACAAGGCCAGGGCGGTGGCCAGGGCGGCGGCGGGTCGGGTGGCGGCAGCGGCGGTGGTGGGTCGGGCGGCGGCCTGCTGGGCAACCTGTTCGAAAAAGGCTCCAGCCTCCTCGGCAAGTACCTGTTCGGCGGCACGTCCGGCGGCCGGGACGCATTCGGCAGCTACACTGGCACGGTCGGAGATCCCACCCCGGGCGGTGACGCGCTGTCGTCCGAGATGGCGGCGATGTCCGACAACCAGTTGTCGCAGATCGCCAACACCTCGTCGGACGCCATGGGCGCGGGGTGGTCGTCAGGCGCGGCCAGCGCAGCGGACAGTGCCTTCGGCGCCGCCGGCGCTTTCCACACTGGCGGCGTGGTCGGCGTCGATGGGGCTGTCCGCATGGTGCCGGCCTCGCTGTTCTTCGATGCGCCACGGTTCCACGCCGGCCTCGGCGCCAATGAGTTCACAGCCATCCTCGAGCGCGGCGAGCGGGTGCTGACCGGGCAGCAGCAGCGACAGGTCGCGGCCGCAGCGAACAACAACAACGGCGGCGGTGGTGGTGGACATAGCTTCACCTTCAACTTCCCGCACACGACCAACGCCGACAGCTTCCGCCGCGCCGGCACCCAGGTCGCCAGCCATGTCAGCTCCACTCTTGCCCGCGCATCGGCCAGGAACAAATGACGATCCCTAGCTTCGTTGAGGTGCAGTTCCCGCCGCTGATTTCGGCCGGTGCCAAGGGCGGACCGGCCTTCTCGACATCCGTGACCATGCTGTCCTCGGGCGCCGAGCAACGCAACGTCAACTGGTCGCGCGAACGCCCGCGTTATGACATCAGCACCGGCCTGCGGGATGCCGCTGACTTCAATGCGTATCAGAAGTTCTTCTATGCCCGGCTGGGCCGGGCGATCGGATTTCGTTTCAAAGACTGGGCGGACTACAGATGTCCATACTGGCGTGTCACGCCGGGCGACCTCGATACCATGCAGACCTTGTTCACGACGACGGGCGCGCTCGCCACGTTTCAGTTGACCAAGACCTATGGCGATGCCGGTTCCAGTTTTGTGCGCACCATCCGCAAGCCCGTGGCCGGCACGCTCGCGCTCTATCATACCGGCGTGCTGATGACCGCCGGCACTGGCGGCTCACAGTATCAGATCGATACCACCACGGGCATCGTCACCCTCGGCGCCACGGTGGCGGCGACGACCGGACACACCATCACCGGCAGCTTTGAGTTTGACGTGCCGGTGCGGTTCGACAGTGACGAACTCAACGCGACGCTCAACGGCAATCAGATCCTGGTCTGGGACAGCATCCCAGTGGTCGGCCTGAAGCTCGGATGAAGTCCGTCTCGAGCCCGCTGCGGACGCACCTGGCTGGCGCGGTCACGACCTTGGCGGCGTGCTGGCAGATGGTGCGCGTTGACGGGACCGTCTTTGCGTTCACGGCGCATGACGCCGACCTTGTCATCGGCGGTGTGACCTATCAGTCCACCGTTGGATTTGATACCACCGCCGTCGTCACCACTTCAGCCGGCCAGGTCGACAATCTCGAGGTCCTCGGGTTTCTGGCAGATGACGGGATTACAGCCCGCGACATCAACAACGGGCTGTTCAATTTCTCCAGCGTCTACCTGTTCGTCGTCAACTGGGTCGATCTCACCCAGGGGATCTGCCGATTGCGTCGCGGCTGGATCGGCGAAATCACTCGCATGCCGAACGGTGCGTTCCACGCCGAACTGCGGGGGCTGGTGCAGGCATTGGTGCAGGAGTTCGGCAATGTCTACACGCCGTTCTGCCGCGCCGATCTTGGTGATACCAAGTGCCAGGTCGACATCTTGAGTGCCACCTACCGCAGGACTGGCACGGTCGCCAGCGCGACCACCGCGCATGCCTTTGTCGCCGAGCCGCTGGTCTATCCAGCCGGACTGATGGGCAACACGGCCCAGATCAGCATCCGCAACAACGTCAGTGCCGGCACGGCGATGTCGGTTTCCGACGGCGTCAACGTGGCCGCAATGATCTGGCTGTTCGACACCGCCGGCATCACGGCGTTCAGCGACATCAACAGCCAGATCATTGCCGCCGGCCTCAACGTCACATTGTCTTCGCCGGCCAGCCTGGTCATCGATATCGTGTCCAATACCGGCGTGCAGGGCAACATCATCAAGACGGGTGATGTGGCTAATCCGACCGCGCTGCTGATCCAGAATTTCACCGACGGCTACCTCGACGGCGGCACGGTCACCTGGATCACCGGCAACAACGCCGGCAGCACGATCGAGCTGAAAACTTATGATCCGGACACCTCGACGGTGACACTGTGGCTCGGCGCCGGCTACCCGATCCAGGCTGGTGACACGTTTTACTACTACCCGGGCTGTGACAAACGGCGCGATACTTGCGCGCGTAAATACAACAATATAGTCAATTTTCGCGGCGAGCCGGATATGCCTGGGGTTGACCAGATGATTTCGTATCCGGACGCATAGCATGATGCGCGCCGCCGTCGTCGCCGAAGCCCGTAAGTGGCTTGGCATACCGTATAGGCCAAAAGGCCGCAGCGAGCGTGGCATCGACTGCCTCGGCCTGCTTGTGGTGGTTGGCCGAGCGTTCGCGGTGCCGCACGAGGATCAGCAGCACTACACCGACTATCCGAGCCCAGACCGCGAGATGCTGGGCGTGTTCGATCGCTACCTCGAGCGGCGGTCTATCAGTCCACCCTGGCCGGGTCTGATCGGCGTTTTCGCCGATCGGCGGTTGCCCGCGCATGTCGGTATCTTCTCGGCCCGCGATGAGGCGCTGCACGTCATCCACGCCCGTGTCGATGAGCGCCGGGTGGTCGAGGAGCAGTATGACAATGCCCCGCTGCCTCGGGTACTGAAGGTGATCGCGCTCTACGCCTATCCCGGGCTCGAAGACTAATGGGCCAGCAACTCACAACCGGTGCGTTCAGCATCGCCGGGATGGCGATCGGCAACGCATTCCTCCCCGGGCTCGGCACCGCGATTGGTGGCATGATCGGCACCATGGCCGGCGGTCTGATCGGTTCGATGCTGTTCGGCCGAAACCGCAAGCCGCTGATTTCCGATATTCAGACCGGCAACTCCTCGTTCGGTAATCCGGTTCCGATCCTGTATGGCACCGCACGATTGCCGACAACGATGATCTGGTGCGATCAGGTAAAGAAAACCTCAGGTGGCATCGGCAAGGGGCTTGGCGGGAGTTCGACCTACAAGTTCCATCAGAGCGCCGCGTTCGCATTGTGCGAAGGTCCGGCGAAGGTGCTGAAAATCTTTCTCGACGGCAAGTTGTTCTGGGACGGCACGTCCGCGAACCCGGTCGAGCTGACGAAGAAGACCTTCCTGATCCGCGGCTATCCCGGCGACGAAACCCAGGTGCCGGACTGGCTGATCCGCGGCTGGGTCAACGACCACGTCGATACCGTGCTGGACGCATGCCCGGCGTATCGCGGCCTCAACTACATGATTTTCCAAGGGGTCGATCTCAACAACTACGGCGGCCGGATGCCGCAAGTGTCGTGCGTGGTGGCCAGTAATCCCACCGAGACGACGGTGTTCAAGCCGCTCGCATTCCTCGCCACCGATCCCGATCCAGGCAGTCAGACCAGCCTCGCGCTGGACTTTGACCATGCCTCAGGCGTCGATTGGTCGCGCAACTGGCTGTATGTGCTGGCTGCGAACGGCACGATCCGGGTATATGACTTGGCGACGAACCAGTGCATCCAGCAAAAGACCCGGGCGGAACTGGCCACATTCTGGCCGGTCTATGGTGATGTTACTTATTTCACCGCGCTTGCGTGCTGTAATGGCTCAAAGCTGTACGTCGTTGCAAACATCTATGCCTTCCCCACCACGAACAACGGTAGCTGGTTGTGGGTCATCGATCCGAACACGCTGACCATTGAAACCCAGACCCGGCTGGGGCCTGTGACAAACCGGTTCGCCGGCTACTCGCTCGTATCGTCACTGACCTGCTTCCAGCTGACCTCGATCT